CATGCCCTCGCCATCACCCTGCCTGCTGGCGGGACCATGACGGTCGAAGCCCCCGGCGGCACGTCGTGGACCGGCAATATCGACGTCGAAGGCACGGTCACTGCGTCGGAAGACGTCATCGGCGGCGGCAAGAGCCTCAAGGGCCACAAGCATAGCGGCGTACAGGCAGGCGCGGCCCAGACCGGGGCACCGGTCTGATGGCTGGCATGGCACGCACAACGGGCGCTGCGCTCGATGGTATCGAGCATATTCGCCAGTCGGTGCTGGACATCCTCTCCACCCCGGTCGGCAGCCGCGTTGGTCGCCGGGAATATGGTTCCCTGCTGCCCGAACTGATCGACCAGCCCATGACGGCGGCAAACATCCTGCGGATTTACGCGGCGTCGGCTGTCGCCCTCTCGCGCAACGAAGATCGCATCCGCTTGCGACGCGTCGGCCTGGCCGCCGGGGACCGGCCCGGAGCCGCCACCATCACCATCGACGCGGATCGGACCGACGGCGCCGCCGTCAACGCCCGCGCCCGCCTTGTCCTGCCCCTGTCTCTCTAGCCCCGCCGAACAAAGGATTTGTCATGGCTTTCAAGCATGGAATCACCGTTACCGAAATCACCACGGGCGCTCGCACCCTGACCGCCGTATCGACCGCAATCATCGGCTTGGTCGCGATTGCGTCCGATGCCGATGCGACCACGTTCCCCCTGAATCGCCCCGCGCTCATCACGGATGTTGAAGCCGCGATCGGCAAGGCGGGGGTGGACGGCACGCTGGCCATCGCCCTGCGCGCCATCGCCGACCAGACCCGCCCCGTCATCGTCGTGGTGCGCGTCGAGGAAGGCGATGACGACGCCGAAACCGCCAGCAATGTCATCGGCACGACCACCGCCGGAGGGCAGAAGACAGGCATGCAGGCGTTGCTGGCCGCAGAGGGGCAGTTGGGCGTCAAGCCGAAGATCCTTGGCGCGCCCGGTCTTGAAACGCAGGCCATCACCGCCGCGCTTGGCGTCGTCGCGAAAAAGCTGCGAGGCTTCGGCTATGCCCGCGCCATCGGCGAAACGGTGGCCGACGCCATCCTCTACCGGGCGAATTTCAGCGCCCGCGAGCTGATGCTGCTGATGCCCGATTTCCTGAGCTGGGACACGGCCAGCAGCACCAACATCACCAGCTTTGCCGCCGCCCGCGCCATGGGGCTGCGCGCTCTGATCGATACCCAGACCGGGCCACACAAGACGCTGTCCAATGTAGCGGTGGAAGGCGTGGTCGGGCTGACCAAGGATATCCATTGGGATATCGAAGATCAGGCGAGCGACGCGGGCGTGCTGAATGCCAAGGAAATCACGGCACTGATCCGCACCGACAGCGGCTTCCGCTTCTGGGGCAACCGCACCACGGCGGAAGCGAACAGCCCCTTCGTTTTCGAAAGCACCGTGCGCGTCGCCCAGCTGCTGACCGACACCATCGTCAAGGGCATGATGTGGGCCATCGACAAGCCCCTGACCCCGGCGCTGGCAAAGGACATCATCGAGACGATCAACGGTTTCGGTCGCCAGTTGAAGGCGCAGGGCATCGTCCTGGGGTTCAACTGCTGGTTCGATGAAGCGAACAACAGCGTGGACAGCCTCAAGGCGGGCAAGCTGCGCATCGATTATGACTATACCGTGCCGCCCCCGCTGGAAGACCTCGGCTTCAACCAGCGCATTACGGATGCCTATTTCGCCGACTTCGCGAGCCAGCTGACCGAAGCCTGACACCGCCCCCTTTCATCCCCTGATCATATAGGAGCCTGCGATGGGATTGCCCCGCACCCTCAAGAACATGAATGTTTTCAACGAAGGCAACGGCTATGGCGGCGAGGTTAAGACCGTTAAGCTGCCGCCCCTCAAGCGCAAGCTGAAGGAACATCGCGGCGGCGGCATGAATGGCCCGCTGCAGATGGACATGGGCATGGAGGCCATGGAACTCGGCCTGGCCTTCGGCGGCCCGGTGCGCGACGTCCTGCGCCAATGGGGCGTCCCCACCGTGGACGGCGTCTATATCCGTTTCGTGGGCGCATATCAGCAGGACGACAGCAGCGCGATCGACACGGTCGAGGTAATCACTCGCGGGCGATATTCGGAGATCGATCCCGGCGATCAGGAAGTCGGCGAACCCGGCGAGTTCGCGGCGACCATGGCGCTGGCCTATTACAAGCTGGTCTGGAACGGGCGGACGGAAATCGAGATCGACTTTCTCAATATGATTGAGATCGTGGGCGGCGTCGATCGCACCGCCGAACTGCGCGCCGCCCTCGGCATGTTCTAATTGCCAACGGCCCGGCGCACATCGTCGGGCCGCCTTCCTCCCTTGATCCACAGGAAATATCATGAGCAAAGAGCATAACGTCGATCTGCGCCCCGTCGAACTCGACACGCCTGTAACCCGTGGCGAACAGACCATCAGCACCGTCAATATTCGTAAGCCCCACGGCCCGGAGCTTCGGGGCGTGGCGCTCTCCCAGCTGCTTAATCTGGACTATAATTCGCTGGAAACGCTTCTGCCCCGCATCACGATTCCGCCGCTGACCAAGCCGGAAGTCGCGGCGCTCGATCCGTCCGATCTTATTCAGATGGGCAGCGAGGTTATGGATTTTTTGCTGCCGAAGGCCGCGAAAGCGGCGCTCTCCCCGAACGGGTAGAGGAAGTTATGGCGGATCTGGCGGTGGTGTTTCACTGGCCGCCTTCCGTCATGGAAGGAATGTCCCTTTCTGAACTGATGGGCTGGCGCGCCATGGCCGAAAAGCGCTCCCGTCCCCCCGAAAGCACCGGAAAACGCGGGAAGCGCTGATGTCTGACAGAAACCTCCGAATTCGCGTGCTTATGGAAGGCGCGGACCGGCTGACCCGCCCGATGCGCGAAGCCGCCGCCGGTAGCGGACGCCTAGCCCAGACGCTGAAAGTCACTCGCGACCGGCTTAAGGATCTGGAAGCGGCGCAGGCGTCGATCGGCGATTTCCGTCAGCTTAAATCCGGGCTGTCGGAAACAGAACGGAAGATGGCGGCGGCACAGGCGCGGACTTCGCGCTTGGGCCGGGAACTGGCCCAGACCGAAAATCCCACAAAAAAACTTCGCATGGAATTCGAGCGGGCGCGCCGTGAATCCGCGAACCTCTCGACGCAGCATGCTCAGCAGTCCACCCGGCTGCAGGAATTACGGGGCCGCCTGACCGCTGCAGGCGTATCCACGCGGGATCTGGTCGCGGGCGAGCGCCGGTTGCGGTCGGAGGTGGCGGCCACCACAGGTCAGTTGCGGGAGCAGGAACGGCGGCTCCAGCAAGTGACGGATCGCGCGCGGCGCTTTTCGGACGCCCAGAGCAAATTCACGAAATTGCAGGGGACGGCCACAGGTCTCGCTGCGGGCGGCATGGCGTCGATTGGGACCGGCATGGCTATCGCTGCGCCGCTAACCGTGGCGGTGGAAGGTTCCATGGAATTTGAGTCGGTGATGACCGACATCAATCAAAAGGTTAACCAGAGCCGTGAGGCTGGCCGCCTGATGGGGCTGGAACTGCGTAAGGCCGCCTTGTCCGTCAACCAGTTCCCAGCGGATCTGCAGAAGGGCGTCGACACCCTGACAGGCTTTGGTCTCGGCGCCCGCGAAGCCGTGGATATGATGACGCCGATCGGGCGCGCTGCCACAGCCTATAAGGCGGAAATTGACGATCTGGGCAAAGCGACCTTCTCCGCCCACGACAACCTCAAAGTGCCGATACAGCAGACCGCAAAGGCGCTCGACGTCATGGCGCAGGCAGGCAAGAGCGGCGCGTTCGAAGTCAAGGATATGGCGCAGTATTTTCCGGAACTGACGGCGAACATGCAGAGCCTCGGTTCCAAGGGCATCCCCGCTGTCGCGGATCTCGCTGCCGCCCTGCAGATCACGCGCAAGGGCGCGGGCGACGCCTCCGGGGCCGCCACCAACCTGCAAAACCTGCTGTCCAAGATCAATGCGGGCGACACGATCAAGAATTTCGCCAAGTTTGGCATCGACGTGCCTGCCGCGATGAAGAAGGCCGCGACGGAAGGTCGCAGCCCGATCGAAGAAATTGTGCGGCTGACTCAAAAGGCCACCGGCGGCGATCAGGCAAAACTTTCCAGCCTGTTTGGCGACATGCAGGTCCAGCAGGCACTGCGCCCGCTCATGTCTGCCTTCGACGAATATCAGAGCATCCGGGCCGATGCGCTGGCCGCCACTGGCACTGTCAACACAGACTTTGCCGACCGAATGAGCGATGCTGCCGAGAAGTTGAAGCGTGCGCGCATTCAGGCGAAGGGGCTGGCGACCACCGTTGGCGACCAGCTGCGTCCGCTAGTTGGCGACATTTCCGACCGTTTCTCGCAATGGGGATCTAGCATCGCCGCCGTTGCAGAGCGTCACCCGAACCTCACGCGGGCTGCAGCTGTCGCCGCCGGGGTGCTGGCCGCGCTATTCATCGTCGTTGGCGGCGGTGCTATCGTGCTGGCCGCCCTTGTCGCGCCGTTCGCTGCTCTATCGGCGGCGGCCACCCTGCTCGGCATCGGCTTGCTGCCGCTGATCGGGATCGCCGCAGGAATCGTTATCGGCATTGGCGCATTGGCAGCTGCTGCCTATCTTATCTATGCCAATTGGGACGGCATCACAGGCTGGTTTTCAGGCATTTGGGATAGCATCGCCGCTCGCGTGACGAGCGCAATGAACTGGTTTCGTTCGCTCGACTTTGGACAGATTGGCCGCGACCTGATCCAAGGTTTGATTAACGGCATAACGGCCATGTTTCCGAACTTGACGGCCATCATTTCTCGGATCGGCACCATGTTGCCCGATGGCGTCCGCAAGCTGTTGGGCATCCATTCTCCATCACGAGTTTTTGCGGAAATCGGCGGCCACGTCATGGGCGGCCTCGATCAAGGCCTTGCCGCCAATACGTCCGGCCCGCTGTCGCGCATCAGCGAGCTGTCGGGCCAGATGACCCGTGCCCTTAGCGTGGGCGCTGTCGGCACCGCCATTGCCGCCGCATCGCCCGCAGCGGCACAAGGCACCGGCGGCGCGGGGGGAGCCGCGCCCGCTGCCGTGCAGAACCATTACACCATTCAGGTCACTGTCACCGGCGGCGCGCAGGGACAGGACATCGCCGATCAGGTCCGCGAAGCGATCGAGAAGATCGAGCGAGAGCGGCGCGGTCGCGGCTTTGGCGACAATTAAGGGGGAAGGCATATGCACTTGATGGCGCTGGGCATGTTCCTGTTCGAAATCGGAACCCTGCCCTATGATGAAATGCAGCGGAAATCGGACTGGCAACATGCCCGCTCGCCCCGCGTCGGCGCGCGCGACGCGACACAATTCACTGGCCCCGGTGATGAGACGATCAGCCTTTCCGGCGCGACCTATGCGGAGATCGCCGACGGGCGCGTCTCGCTCGATGACCTGCGCAGCATGGCGGACGAGGGCGAGGCGCTGCCGCTGGTCGATGGCACCGGCACGGTCTACGGCAACTATGTCATCACCGCGATCGATGAGCGCCATGCCTTCCTGATGGCCGATGGCCGCGCCCGTCGCATCGACTTCGGCATCGATCTGTTGCGCGTGGATGATCCGGCCCCGGCGAACAACAGCCAGGAATCGGCATGACGGAGAAGATCAACAATATCGCGGACTGGCGCGTCACGATGGACGGCGTCGATCTATCCGATCGGCTGCGCCCCCGTCTCGTCTCCCTGTCTCTGTCCGAAAAGCGCGGCGATGAAGCTGACCAGTTGGACATAGTGCTGAACGACACGGACGGGAAACTGGCGATCCCGAAGGAAGGCGCGGTCCTCAAAGTGCAGCTGGGCTGGAAACAGGGCCGCGATGTCGCCGTGGGCCTGATCGACAAGGGCAGTTTCAAGGTGGACGATGTGTCGCACAGCGGCCCACCCGACCAGATCACCATCAAGGCCCGCGCCGCCGACTTCACCAGCGCGATCCGAAACCGCCGCCAGCAAAGCTGGAAGAACACGACGCTGGGCGCGGTGCTGCGCGACGTCGCGGGCCGCAATGGCCTGACGCTCAAGATTGCGGCCGATCTGGCGGCCATCGCCCTGCCAACGGTCAGTCAGAGCCGGGAAAGCGACATCGCCTTCCTGCGGCGTCTGGGGAGCGAGCACGACGCCGTTGCGACCATCAAAGACAAGCACCTGATCTTTTCGCGCAAAGGCGCGGGCACCACGCCCAGCGGCAAAGCCATGCCGACCCTAACGATCCGCCGTCGCGATGGCGACCGGCATAACTGGCAGCGGCAGAAGCGGGATGGTCAGGAAGGCGTCACCGCCAGTTGGCACGACAGGAAGGGGGCGAAGCGCCAGACCTTCACCGTGGGCAAGGAAGATGGCGCGAAGAAGCTACGGAAAATCTTCCCCAGCGAGGCGGCGGCCAAGCGCGCCGCGCTTGCGGAGCGCGACCGCATGAAGCGCGCACCGGCCACCTTCGACATGAAGCTGGCGCTGGGCCGCGCCGACGCCATCCCGGAAGCCCGCGTGAAGGCGAGCGGGTACAAGGATGAGATTGATGCGACCACATGGCTTATCGCGGAAGTGACGCACCGGCTCGACAAGGCCGGTGGGTTCACTACCGATATGAAGATGGAGACGGCACCCTGATCAAATCAGGAAGCAGCCGAAAACCAGAAAGCCGAAAATCCAGATCGGAACCCAAATCCACAGGCTGTCACTTTTGTAATTCCACAGGCGCGAGAGAAACCGCAGCATGGGAATCAGGCAACAGCCTTGCGCAGCGCCTCATTCATCCGCGACTGCCAGCCCGGCCCGCCTGCGCGAAACCGTTCCAGCACATCCTTGTCGATCCGCAGCGATACCTGTTCCTTGTTCGAACCGGCGGGACGCCCGCCCTTCGACT